TAAGACAGATATGCCGTGATGAGCATATGCCTCATTGGACGAGCATGTATGAGTGGATGGCGCAAGACCCCGATCTTTCGCTCCACATCGCACGCGCACGGGAAGTTGGGCAGGACGCCATAGCCGAGGAAATCTACCGCGAAATGATGTTGGAGCCGGAGCGCGAAGAGCGTGGCCGGATTGATCCCGGCTATGTGCAGTTGATCAAGGCGAGGGCAGAGATCAAGCTCAAGCTGCTGGCCAAGTGGAACCCTAAGCGTTACGGTGACCGGGTAACCATGGCTGGCGACGCTGAGAACCCGCTCGAGGTTAAGGCCGACATATCTATCTTCGACGCTATGCTGAAGAACCTCGAGGCCAAGAGGCAGCTTGGGGACAAGTGACCTCGAGACCCTACTGCGTGATCCGCAGATAAGGGCTGAGTACACCAAACTTCCTGCTGACCAGGCTGCGGCTTGGGGCTGGCGAATGATGTGGCTTACGCAGGCGCTTGATCACCAGATCCTACCTTCGGGTGATTGGTGGTCGATTCACCTAGTCCTAGCAGGCAGGGGTGCTGGCAAGACCAGAATGGCAGCCGAGCAGATCGCCTGGTGGGCATGGTCCCACAAAGCCACCAGATGGCTCGTAGCGGCGCCGACATCATCAGATGTGAGGAGTACATGCTTTGAGGGTGATTCGGGCCTCCTGCAGGTCATTCCGCCTGTCCTGGTGGCTGATTACAACAAGGCCCTGCATGAACTCAGGCTCACTAACGGCAGCTTGATCAAAGGAATCCCGGCGAGTGAACCGGAGCGCTTCAGGGGTCCGCAGTTCCATGGTGGCTGGCTTGATGAGTTAGCAGCGTGGGAATACATCCAAGAAGCTTGGGACCAGATTCAGTTTGGCATGCGCTTAAAGCTGCCCGACATGAAGACGCGGCTGATCTGCACGACCACGCCTAAGCCTCGAGACCTGATCATTGATCTGATCGGCAGAGAGGGTGATGACGTAGTCCTCACAACGGCAAGCACTTACTCCAACCTTGCCAATCTGTCTGAGAACTTCAAGCGCCAGATCCTGCAGTACGAGGGTACCAAGCTTGGAAGACAGGAGATATACGCTGAGATTATCGATCCCGAGGAGGGCGGTATTGTCCAGCGGGAATGGTTCAAGCTTTGGCCTGCAGACAAACCCCTACCAAAGTTGGAGTACGTCGTTCAGTCTTACGACTGCGCCTTCACTGAGAAGACGATCAACGATCCGACCGCCTCAATCACCTTCGGTGTCTTCAAGCCACAAGATGGCGGTATGTGCGTCTTAATTATCGACGCCTGGCAAGACAGGCTGCAGTACCCTGACCTTAAGCCTAAAGTATTAGACGAGTACGAGATCGTCTTCGGTGAGGGCAAGACGGCCAAGCGTGTTGACTTGGTGCTAGTTGAGGACAAAGCCGCGGGTATCGTGCTGATTCAGGATCTGCAGCGGGCGCATATCCCGGTGAGGTCTTACAACCCAGGCAAGGCTGATAAGGTTCAGCGCCTATCCATTGTGGCCAACGTCGTTAAAGCAGGAAGGGTATATATCCCTGAGTCGAGTAATCGCGCTGGCTACGTCAGGGATTGGGCAGAAGGCATGGTTACGCAGATCTGCAGCTTCCCGAATACGACGCACGACGATTTTGTGGATGCGTTCAGCCAAGCACTCAGATACCTGCGCGACGCTGGCTGGCTAAGTATCGACCCGCCACCACCAGACGACTATGACGAGGAAGATCTGATTGATGCTGGCGTTGTTAAAGGCAATCCGTATGCCTCTTAACTCAGAACAGCGTCAACTCAGTATCACGCAATTGAACCTTCTCGACGCCATACACAAGAACACGAAGCCCAGCCCAGGCCGAGTCCTTCTTGCTTGCAAGCAGTTGCTGAATCAGCTTGGTCTGCATCTCTGTCGTAATTTCAATATGGCCATACCGATCAAGCCAGCCGCTACGCAAAGGGTACGGGATGCCAAACACTCTGCACTCGATGGCAAGGATCGCCCCCGGCTGATCAGTTTCGTATTTCGCGCTAAGGTATTCTCTAACATTCATAACGATCCCTCCTATAAGTTAATACTGAGTTATATATGCGGAGGGCTTGAGTGGAGCGATCTGGGCAAATACTCACCTAACCCTGTAGTTAACAAGGTTAGTGAGTACCATGCGGACGGGAATCGTTATCGCTACATGGGGCCAGCCTTTACGCATGGACTGACTATGGCAGTTACGGTGTCGCGCACCCCTGTCTCTGGTCTGCCATCCCTCTTGCGAGGTCACTCATATCAGTTGGGCTTGAAACAGTTCCCCGTTGCCCTCTCGCGCAGTTACGGCGGTGATCGGTCTAGCTGCGCCAGTTATCGGTTTCGGCTGGGTTCTGAGTCCCACTCCATTCACAGCAAACTTTGGTCTGTGATCCGAGCATCAATGCAAAAAGGCCGCTTACTGCTGCTCTCGGTAGCAGAACCCCAGTCTTGCAACAAGGGTCGAGAGCATGAGTAAACGGCCTTCAATCACATTGTCTGCTACGACAACGGCTCAATGATAATGCGCACTAATGGACTTTGCAAGTCCCGCCAGTTATCATCCCGCCGAAACGGGAGCCAGTGATGCCAAACCCCAAGAAACTGCTCGATGCCCTTTATGGTGCCAAGCCGCCTGTAAGCCGCCTGAGCATGAGCCACAAGGATGTGGTCAAGCGCGTGCCCAATCTCACAGAAGCGATGAAAGCAGTACAGCGCGGGGAAATGTCAGTCGAGGAGTATTACAAGCTTGTAGACGCACTCAAGCCTGTTACGCCCTATGGCTTCGTTCCTAAGCCTGTTACCGCGGAAGAGGCGCTGGCCGCACTTGGTAGAGACAAGGCAGAGACCTTTGGCCGCACTGACTTGCTCACGCCAGGCGAGACCATCCTCAGCCGGCTAGACATCCCTGCCTATTCAGGTAAGGGCGCATGGGTAACGTCGCAGCACAGACACAAGCCGCCCGAAGGTGGACCTCGGACCATCTACACGCCAACGATGGTGCTCGAGGGTGAAACCAAGATGCTGCCCGGTACTGGCGCAGCCAAGAAGTATGCAGCAGGCCAAAGTGACAAATCGTCATGGGCAACCATGCGCGGAGCCTACAAGCCCATGTCTGACGAGGACGCTGTGGCCATGGCTCAAGACGCCCTGATGCGTAAAGACTTCGCGCAGATCGGCTACGACCCTGAGCGCCGCGGACACTTCTATGACCGCAAGACCATGCAGCCCATCATCGGCACTGAGGAAGGCCTGATCCAGATCGGCCCGCTCGTGCTGGGCAAGAAGCCAGTCTATGGCGATCCTGGCGACTTCGAGTACAAGGACGGTGGAGCAGTCCGCATGCAAGGCGGTGGCGACCCTGCAGAGCAAATGTTCAACTTCAATCCCATGGCAGCGCAAGCCGCGCGTCAAGAGCGCATGCGCAGGGAGGCTGAAGAGGCCAAGCGCTACAAGAGCGTGATGGGTACGACGCCACAAGACTTGCTCAGGCGTGTAGAGCCACCGCCAGCAGAGATGTCAGCGCTGCCGCTATCGCAGACGCCAACCACGCTCGATCGCCTGGCTCGCTCAGGCCTCGAGGCTCTTGGCGTACCCAAGCCCAGAGCGCAGAGCATCACGAGCAACGTAAAGGGTGCCGTCGAGATGCTGGTGCCCGACCCCGAGCGCATCTACCGTGAGATGTCTGAGGCAACAGAAGAGCGCGATCCAGCAAAGTTTGCTTTAGCTAACCTTGAGGCTGGCTTGGGCTACATGCCCTTTGCCAAGCCTGCTATCGGTGCCGCAAAGGCGATCGGCTCAACCGCACTGGATGTCGGCAAGGTGGCTGGCAGAGAAGCGCTGCGCCCCATCGACCAGGCTATGTTTGGCGAGGGTCCGCTTGCTGGCGTGCTTAATTATGCAGCGCCGCTACAGGCCGTTCCTAAAGCGCAAGCTCCCGTCTCGCCATTGGGTTTCTACAATCCCGTTGAGCAGGCAGCGCTCAATGTACAGCGCAAGCAGGGGCCAGGCCAGGCCTTCCTGAACGAGCTACAGCGCGGCGAAAACGTCAGTAAGGACTTCCTACAGTCCTCTGGCCTTGCCGAGCGCCTAGCGGCCATGCCTAACGTCACCAGGGAAGAAGTGCAGGCGATGACCAAAGGCACAGTGCCCGAGGTCCAGCAAGTCATGCTGGGCGAGACCGTTGTTCCCCCGCACGCCAAGGAGTGGCTCAAGGTCCACATGCCCGAGTTCGATCCCTCTGACGTATCGCAGATCGATGAGGCCATCGCTCTTGCTAACCAGCGTTACGACAAGCTTGTCAATGAAGGTGACCTGGGCCTTGCCGAGTTTGCAGCCGATGCCATCGACGATCTGATGGAGATGAAGAGGCAGTACAAGCCCGGCACTAAGGCGGCTGAAGCGCTTTCTAAGTACGGCCAGTACACCATCCCTGGTGGCGAGAACTACCGCGAGATGTTGCTGACGTTGCCGACGAGCCAGCCGACAGATAGAGATGGTTTGGCGCAATTGCTATATGGCAGGTCGTTTGACGATTTAGACGTTAATCAAGCCGCTAGGGTAATGAACGAGCTTTCATCCCCCACAGATGGCAAGACTTATCGGTCAACTCACTGGTCCCAACCCAACGTCCTGTCTCATGTGCGCATGAATGATCGCACTGACGCCGAGGGCAAGAAGGTGCTATTCATCGAGGAGCTACAGTCTGATTGGGCGCAAGAAGGTAGGAAGAAGGGGTTTGTTCCGAAAGACATTGATGAGCAATTAAAAAAGGGAGAAGAGCGCTTTCGAGAGCGAACCAAGGAAATTGAAAAGATTTCGGCTCGTATGCAAGAAGTGCCAGGTGGTTCGCCGGAATGGGAAGAGTTGTCAAAACAACGACAAGCTCTTTACGATAAGCAAGGTGAAGAAAGCGATTGGGGCAATAGATTGCTTGATACCCGCCGAGAGGGGATTCCATCGGCCCCATTCGTACAAAACACCAAGGACTGGGTTGACCTATCGCTCAAGAACATCCTCAAGCGTGCCGTCGATGAAGGCTATGACCGCGTTGCATTCATCAATGGCAAGCAGTCCGCGGATCGCTTCAGGCTTTCCAATCACGTCAGTTCGATTGAGTGGAACCCGCCGGGTGACAGGCTGCAGCAAAAGGGTGCCGATGGGTTTGTCACGATTTATCTGCAAAACAATAACCCAGTGGAGCTACCCCTAACGCGTGAAGGCAAGGTCCTGGAAGGGATTGGCACGCAGTTTGATGGCAAGGATCTTGATGAAATCGTAGGCAAAGAAGTGGCCCAGAAGATCATGGCCTCCCCCTCTGGCTCACTTGCTGGCGAGGGGTTGAGCATTGGCGGCACGGGCATGAAGAAGTTCTACGATGAGATCGTACCTGAGCGTGTACGCAAGCTTGTCGGCAAGAACAGCCTGCGCGACATCCAGTTCGAGGACAAGACTGCGAAGCTCCGCGAAGAGCTTGCCAGCGCAACCCCTGGAAGCTCCCGTTACCTTTACCTAACCGACAAGATTGGCCAGCTTGAGCGCGATGCAGAGCGTTACGGCGCTCTTGGTAACCAGCTTGGCTTTGACATCACGCCTGAGATCCGCGAGAAGTTTAGCAAGCCTATCCCTTACAAGAAGGGCGGTGCAGTCAGCATCTCTGATAATCCTGATGTGATGGCGCTTGAAGTCACGATGGCTACAGGCGGTGCCGTGCAAATGCAAGCAGGAGGCAACCCGATGGATGAGTATCAACCGCCGATCAATCCTTTTGCGGCCAAGGCACTGCAGCAGCAGCGCATGCGTGAAGAGATTGAGCGGCGTCGTGCTGAGGAGCAGGCAAGGCAGCATACACCGCTTGATACAAGTCTGCCAGGTCCATCGCCGCGCAGACCTGCTTTGCCGGGCATACAAGAGCTTAAGGGCGCGTTTGAGCGCAGGGTGGCCCCTGTCATATCAGAAGCCAAACAAACGGCGCTTACGGGCGGCATCTTGGGCGACATCTTGCGGGCATATGGTGAGTATTCAGTGCCTGCTAATCAAGCTATGTCTACGGCGCTTGGCCGACCCTTCGAGCAAGAGTTTCCACCAGAAGAGCCGCCGGGCATGACAGTGCCGACCGCCTTTGAACGTGGCGGCGATTTCCCGCAGCAATTGCTTGGCGGAGTCATTGGCGACCCGGCAAACTTGCTTGATCCAGGTGTCATGAGGAGCATCGGAGCTGGCGCTAAATCATTAAAACCCTTTGCCAAGCAGACGGCTGAGATGGTTGGCGAGATGGCCATGAAGGGCGTGCCGGGCATGGAAGGTACCGCCTTGCGTATGGGCATACTGCCTGAATCTCCTAAGTTCCCCGAAGCTGCAGAAGCCGTCGAGGCCAAGCCTTTCACGGGCAAGATCAAAAACGAGCGCGAGCTAATCGAGCAGCGCGGCCAGACGCCTGCATCAATTGAGCGTGCCGAAAACGCAATGAATTCTGGCCAACGTGTATTTAGGGTTGATGAGCGAGGCAAAGTAATCCCAGTGCTCGACATCAATGAGCTTGCTAGCGCATCGCCTGAAAGTCTGCGGATAGTCAATATATCGCCCCAGGAGTTTGAGGCTGTACAGCTAGGCGCTGGTCGCAACGCTGACGCCCAGCGATCTATGCTCGACCAGATTGAAGGCTTGCACAAGGACTTTGCGCCTGAAGAAGGTTGGGCACCGCTCAATATCGTGAAGGCCGAAATCAAGACTGACAAGGCAAAAAAGCCAATCATCAACCGGCAAACAGGCCTGCCGATGACTGAAGTGGAAGCCGCAAAGATTCCCTACAACTTCCATCTGCCGCCCGAGGATATGCCCAAGGAAGCGTGGGAAGACACGATTGCAGCCAGGATTACCGATGAGGTGGATGGGGTATTGGCCAGGGCCAAGTCGGGCGATCAAGAGGCTATAGACATCCTTAAAGAGGCTGCCTGGTATCGAGCCATGCGCGATCGCCTACGCTCAGAGTTTGGCGGTATTGGTGACGTGTTTGCCGACGTGCTTGGAACGACTTCGGCACAGACTGGTGTTGAGCAGAACTTCGACAATGCGATTGAGATCTTGCGTCGATTCTCGCGTGGTGATTACGACAAGGAGTTGTTGGCCTACGAGAAACGCTTACGCGCTGGCGAGTCGGTTGATGGCACCATGCTTACGCGCATGTTCCGCAATAACGAGTTCCCCTTGATTACTAAGGCAGGCGGTCAATTGTTTAACGCCAACAGCCCGTCATCCATGGGCGCATTGCTTGATATGTTCAGGGCCATCAAGGCAGGCGATTCGCCCAAGACGCCAAACTTTACTGGCAATCTTATTGGCTTGACCAATGAAGCGACGATTGACGTGTGGGCAGCACGCATGCTGCGCCGCCTTGCTGACCTGCCGCGCATACCGCCCGCTGCTGAAAAGGGCGTTGCCGGCAAGCATTTGGTTGGATCAACCCTTTATCAGCCCAAAGTTGGCGGTGAGTTTGGATTTGGTCAGAATGTATTTCGCCGGGCTGCAGACGAGCTTAATGCTGCAGGCTTGCTCAAGGAATATGACCCGATCATTGGCGACCTTGGCCCTGATGACTTGCAAGCCATAGCCTGGTTTATCGAGAAAGAGCTTTGGACGAAAAACAAATGGACGACCAAAGCCGGTGAAGGCGGATCGCTTGATTACGAGATGTCGTTTGCTGGCGCTCCCGACTCGCAAAAGGTTAAGGAGTTACGGCGTGACATCAATACGGCATTCTCGCCGCCAGCCAAACGTAAGGCGGAAAGCGATGAAGAGTATGCCAAGCGCGTCAATGAGTTGAGAACAGGCTTTGAAACAGACAAAGCCAACAAGCTGCAGCAGCTTAAAGACATGAAAGCTGATGTTGACCGCTACCGATTAGGTGTATCAGGCGAGCGTCCTGGCAAGCCAATGTCTGATTATGGCCAGGCTGAATTGGCGTCCGAGTTTGACGATGTAGTGCGTGACGATCCAAGCGTCGTGACTTATAACCTGACATCAACGCTTGGCTCATTTATGGGTGATACCGAGCGAGCGCTGAATGCAGAGTTTGTCACTAGGGCTGACTTCAATCCGTTGCCGCTTGAACGCCGTTTGGTTGAGCAAGGGAAGTATTACGATCAAGATGCGGTGTTTATATCCAAAGCCGTGCCTTTTGGTGCGCCTAACGCAAGGCCTGGCGTTGAGATTTACTTTAAGCAAAAGCTTACGCCGCAAGATATGGCCAAGGTTACGGAGAGGCTGCGCAGTTACGGCGTTGATGGCTTTACTTACATCACTGACATGCGCCTTGAAAATCGGCCAAACCTTCGCGTAACAACGCAAGCCGCGCAGAATAAGACGTTTAGACCGTTTGCTGAAGACTTAAGGCCTGAGCCAGGATCAAGTGGAATTACTTTCCAGTACATCCCGGAGTTTGACGATGCGTTTGATCCAGCAAATGCTGCTGCAATCATGCAACAAAGGCGGCAAGTTTTTAACCAAGTTGTTGCGGATTTGTTAGAAGATGGTAACGTGTCTGATGCAAGACTCTCAAACTTTGACACAAAAGTTTTCTTTAGGGGCGATTACGATGACTACCTTGCAAGAGCAACTGGACCTAGCTATCAAGCACCACGGGCCAAACAGCAAGCTGGTCCAAATGATCAAAAATCAGATACTCGGGGAAAGAACCAACAAAAGCTTCAAAGAGCTATATCTGACCGGGTCCGTGAAGAAGCTACCGGGAAAACGCTAACCCCAGCTAACAAAAAGAAACCGACCGGCAAGGCTGCCGGCGGTCGCGTTCGTCTATCCGATAATCTGGATACGATGATGCTCGAACTCATGAGGAATAAACGCTATGGCCATTGAAATGCCCATTGAGCAAGACTATGGCCGCTTTATTAGCGGCATGGCTGATGATGAGGTCCCGCTTGAGGATCTGCAGGCTGAATTGCCTGATGAAAGCGCCGAGATCGAAGAGCTACCTGACGGCTCCGCGGTGGTTCACATGCCAAGCACCAAAGGGCCGATGGAAGACCCAGACTTCTACGAGAATCTGGCCGAAGTCATTAGTCCGATCGACCTTGATAGCATGGCCTCCAGGTATCTGGACCTGCTTAACAAGGACAAAACCGCTCGAGAAGACCGCGACAAGCAGTACGAAGAGGGTCTAAAGCGTACCGGCATGGGCAAGGACGCCCCTGGTGGCGCTACTTTCTTCGGTGCCAGCAAGGTTGTACACCCTGTTATTGCTGAGGCTTGCGTTGATTTCGCCTCAAGAACCATCAAAGAGCTATTTCCGCCTGATGGCCCCGTCAAAACCAAGATCTTGGGTGAGACTGATGAGGAAAAAACCAAGCGTGCAGAGCGTAAGCGCGACTGGATGAACTGGCAGCTAACCGAGCAGATCGAGGAATTCCGCGACGAGCAAGAGCAATTGCTGACTCAACTGCCTTTAGGTGGCTCGCAGTACCTCAAACTGTACTGGGATGACAAGAAGCGCCGGCCAGTGGCTGAGTTTTTGCCGATCGACAAGGTGCTGATCCCATTTGCCGCGACAAGCTTCTATACAGCGCAGCGTGCAGCAGAGATTCACGACATCACTGAGTTTGAATTCAATCAGCGGATTGATGCGGGTCTATATCGAGACATTGGCTTGACCCGTGTATCGATGGAGCCAGAGCCAACTAGGCCAGAAAAAGCCAACAACAAGATCGAAGGCCGCAAGGCTGATGAAAACATTGATGGTATGCGCCGTGTTTTCCACATTTACACCTATCTAGAGTTGGAAGACGATAGTTATTCCAAAGGCGAGATGGCTCCCTACGTCTTGATGGTGGATGAAATTGACCGCGAAGTTGTTGGCCTTTACAGAAACTGGGAAGAAGGCGATGACACCATGGAAAAACTCGACTGGGTAGTCGAGTACAAGTTCATTCCATGGCGTGGAGCGTACGCAATTGGCATGCCGCACCTCATTGGAGGCCTGGCTGCAGCACTTACAGGAAGCTTACGAGCACTTTTGGATGCTGCACACATCAATAACGCACCTGCAACGCTCAAACTGAAGGGCGCAAAGGTCTCTGGCCAGTCCGTACAGGCTGATGTGACGCAAGTCGTTGAGATTGAAGCTGCGCCAGGGGTTGATGACATCCGCAAGATTGCTATGCCGATGCCTTTTAACCCGCCAAGCCCGGTTTTATTCGAGCTTTTAGGCTTCTTAGACAAGGCTGCCAAGGGTGTTGTCACGACCGCCGAGGAAAAGATCGCTGATGTGACGGCTCAGGCCCCTGTAGGCACGACACAAGCCTTAATCGAGCAAGGCGCAGCCGTTTTTTCAGCCATTCACGCCCGTTTACACAAGTCACAGGGCCGTGTACTGAAGATTTTGCAGCGTCTTAACCGCTGGTACATCGAAGACATGCGCCGCGGCGAGGATGTAGTCGATTTAGAGATTGAGCCGGGTGATTTTCAGCGCATGGGTGACGTTGTTCCCGTGTCTGACCCCAACATCTTCTCTGAAACCCAGCGCATGGCACAGATTCAAGCCGTGCTGGCACGCTCAGACAAGGCTCCTGACCTTTATGACCGTCGTGCCGTCGAAGAAAGGCTCTTAAAGCAGCTTAAGATCCCTGGCATCAATGAATTGCTGAAGGGTACGCCTGCGCCAGAAGAGAGAACGGCAGCAGATGAGAATGTGGCCATGGCATTAGGCCAAAACGCCTATGCCTACCCGCATCAAGACCAGCTTGCTCATTTGCAAAGCCACCTAGACTTTGCGCTTGATCCTGCCTTTGGTCAAAACCCCATCATGGCCAGCATTTACCTGCCGAGGGCGCTCGAGCACATCAAGCAGCACATGGTCTTATGGTACTTAGGTCGTATGAACGGCTACATCGCCAAAGCCCGTGGCGAGCCGATGGCAGAAAGTGATTACGAGAACAAGATGTTGACGGCAGAGATTGATAAGACCTTTGCCATCGCTTCTCAGCACGTCATGAAGGATAGTCAGTCGGCCTTTAGCCAGGTCGTACCTAAGCTTCAGCAGTTGTTGCAATCGATGCAGCAACTCACGCCGCAGCAACCGCTGCCGCCAGAGGCTCAGGTCTTGAAGGAAACCAGCCTTGCAGAGACGCAGCGTCGTGCCCAGCGCGATCAAGCCGAGATGCAACTGAAAGGCGCTGACATGCAGCAACAAGGCCAGATAGACATGGCCCGCCTGCAATCAGAGCAACAACGCGCTACCCAGCGTGACCAGTTGGATGTGGCGCTTAACGCTACAAACAACCTCACCAAGGAGCGTATCGAAACTGCGCGGCTCACCCAGCGTGATGAGCAGTTGCAGGCAGAGCAGTTTGAGACTGCACTCAAGCTTCAAAACGAAGCTCAACGTAACTTAGGAGTGAATCGTGGCCCAACCATCCAATAACCTGAAAGACATGGAAGCTGTGCCTTATCACAAGCGCATCGCCATGGGAGCCAACCTTGACGGCACAAGCCTGCAGTCAAAGGGTTCCGCACCGAAGACAACCACCCAACCCAAAGGAGGCGCCCTGCCCACGAAGAAAAAATGAATCCACTTGCCGACCTGATTCGTGACATCAAGATACGTCAGGCTGAAATAAGCCAGTCCTTGGCAGCAGGCAATGCTGCGACATGGGAAACGTATCAGCGCACAGTCGGGATGTATTTGGGCCTTGAACAAACGCTCAAAATGATTGAATCCATATTGAAGGATGAAGATGAAGATGAATGAACCAGTAGCGTCTAACGACGCTGAGATGGCTTGGGCTTTTCCGAGCGTAGATCCTGGTGCGAAACCTCTTGGTGGCCGAATCATGGTGCAAATCCGCCGGTCCAAGAAAAAAACCACCAAGGGCGGTATTGTGTTGGTCGAAGAGACCAAAGAAACAGAGAAGTGGAACACGCAGGTCGCCAAGGTTATTGAGATTGGCCCCCTGGCGTTTTGTCACCGCGACACGATGAAGCCATGGCCTGAAGGCTCTTGGTGTGTAGTGGGTGACTTTATCCGCGTCCCCAAATGGGGCGGCGATCGTTGGGAAGTCAAAGTACCCGGCGAGGACCACTTAGAAGATCCGGCGCTCTTTATGATCGTTAATGATCATGAAGTCATTGCCAAGATCACGGGCAACCCATTAGAGACGAGGGCATTCCTGTGAGCAATGAAAATGAAGACATTCCCATCAAGGAAGAGGCGGATGGCTCGGTCACCGTTGAACTTCCTGATTCGATTCAAGCTGCGCCCCAAAGCGACGAAGAGCAAAAAGCTGAAGGCGGCGATATTCCTGGCGACGATGATCCCCCTAGCGACGATGAACTTGATTCCCTACGGGCTGCACGGCGTGAACGTCGGCGTGCGAAAAAGGATCTGATCCGCAAGACTCAAGCGGAGAAAGATGAGCGCTTACAGCTATTGCAGCGCCAGAATCAAGAGTTGATGGAGCGCCTTGCTGTTGTTGAGCAGCGCACTCATGCCAATGACCTTGCACAAATCGATAAGGCTGTGCAAGACGCTGAATTGCGGGTGAAGTATGCCCGCATGAAGATGGCAGAAGCATCATCGGCTAATGATGGCGACGCGCTTGCGCAGGCCAACGAGATGTTCCTCGATGAGAAGCAAAAGCTCGAGGCCCTGAAAAACTTCAAGCAAAAAGCCGTCGCACCGCAACAAAGAGCCAGTATTCCTGATGCTGGTGTGCAGCGGCAGATTGCTTCTTGGATGGAGCGCAACGATTGGTTTGATCCTGAGCGCAAAGACATGGATAGCAAGATTGCTAAACAAGTCGATGAGCAGCTTACGAAAGAGGGCTGGAACCCTGCCTCGCGTGAGTATTGGGATGAAATGGACAATCGCTTGCGGAAATACATCCCCCATCGTTACAATGACGACTATGAGGATGAATCTCCTCGACGAAAACCTAGGAGTCCTGTGACAAGTTCTGGCCGTGAGAATGCGGCGTCTGCTGGAGGACGCAACTCCTTCTCGCTAACACCCGATCAGGTGAAGGCTATGAAGGATGCCGGTTTTTGGGATGATCCCAAGAAGCGGGCCAGCATGATTAAGCGTTATGCACAGCAACAGAATCAATCTCAAGGATATAGGAGCTAGTCATGGAATCACGTCTCAAGAAATCTCTCGCTGCTGGTGGCCGTCATACTCGCGCAAGTGAAGATCATTCGCGCCTCCCAGCAGAAGAACAGTTCGCTAGTACACAGGACATTGACCAAATGTGGAGTGACGAGTGGACACAACAAGCACTGCCGAAGGTTCCAGACATTCCTGGTTACCACCTGTGCTGGCTTTCCACCACCAATAGCTACGACACCATTGATAAACGGATTCGGCTTGGGTACGTTCCTGTTCTTGCAGATGAGTTACCTGGGTATGATAATTACCGTGTAAAAGCGGGCGAGCATGTGGGCCACATCTCATGTAACGAGATGCTGCTATTCAAACTCCCGATGGACTTGTACCAACGCGTCATGACGCACTTCCATTATCAGAAACCGATGGAAGCAACCAATGCAATCATGGAGCGCATGGAAGAGTTACAGCAGGGTGCGGATAGCTCAGGACACAAACTCCTGAGAACGGAAGGTGAAGGATTCGGCAATGTTTCACGGAAATCCATTAACCAAGCCCCGGTATTCGAGGGCTAATTCGGAGTAATTAACATGTCTGCTACAAGCGCACCGTTTGGCTTGCGGCCCGTGTACCACCCAAGTGGGTTGGATCGCGCACAGGCTCTTGCCAACATTATCGATAGCGGCTACGCAACAAGCATATACAAGGGCCAGGCCGTCAAACTAGTGACTGGAACTGCTACTGGGTATGTTGTTGTTGCCGCAGCTACTGATGCCATCTATGGTGTTTTTGATGGTGTTGAATGGACTGATACCACAGGTCGTCGTCGCGTTTCCAACTACTGGCCAGCTAATACGGCTTACCAGACTGGCTCACTTATTGCCTACATCTGGAATGACCCACAGGTCGTTTACGAGATTCAGGCTGATGGCTCAATTGCACAAACAGCAATCGGTAAAGAGTTTGATATTAGCAATGCAAATAACGGCTCTAGTTATACCGGCCTTTCTGCTTGCACGATGGATACCACGGCCGCTTCTGCCAACACTAGCAAGACGCTTCGTGTGATCGATCTCGCTCCCTATCCAGGGAACGCTTGGGGTGATGCGTTCACAATCGTTCGTGTACAAATCGCTGAAAATCAATACGCTGGTATTTACGAGGGTGCAGCTGTTGCTTACCCCGTAGCCATAGCTTAAAGGAGGGCTAACAAATGGCAGCCCCAATGCGCAGTACAGACTTTCGCTCGATTGTTGAGCCAATCCTCAACGAATGTTTCGACGGAGTTTATGATCAACGTGCCGATGAGTGGAGCCGTGTGTTCC